CTAACTTTTAAGCTTACTTTTAAAAGAGTTGATTGCATCATTCAAAGGGTTCAGTTTAACCGCATCTTCTAAATGGTCTGGCGCGAAGTGCGCATATCGCATCGTCATTTTGATGTCGGTATGGCCGAGCACGCGTTGCAAGACCAGAATATTACCGCCATTCATCATAAAGTGGCTGGCGAAGGTATGGCGCAAAACGTGGGTAAGCTGTCCTGCCGGTAGTTCAATGCCTGTTCTTTCCAGAGCTGATCGGAACGCGCCATAACAATCGCTAAACAACCGGCCTTTTTTATCATCAGGCAGAGACTCATAGAGCTCTTTGCTGATTGGGACGGTGCGGTTTTTTCTGCCTTTCGTGTTGGTGTATGTGATTTTGTATTTTGCGAGCTGGCTTTTTTTCAGGCTCTCGGCCTCAGACCACCGTGCGCCAGTGGCGAGACAGATTCTTACCACGGTTTCTAAATCAGGGTGGTCGTGCCGATTACACTCTCCGAGCAGTTGCGAAATTTGGTCGTGAGTTAGCCAGGCCATTTCCATTTCTTCTGTGCGGAATGGGCGCATATTTTTCAATGGGTTTTCACCCTTCCATTCTCCGAGGCGGTTTAGCTCATTGAACACTGCCCGGAAGTAGGCCAGCTCAAGATTAAGCGTGCGAGGTGATACCTCTTTCACTCTGTTTGAACGGGCATACTCACCTTTTAACCGTTTTTCTCGGTAGCGGGAAAACATCTGCGCATCGAAATCGCGTGCGAGTGGTTCGCCCATACACTCAAAAGCATGGTGCATGGCTAACTGGCGTTTCAAGCCGTCTTTCAGTGTAATGCCATGAGCTCTATACCATGAATCAACCAGCTCTTTTAACGTGCGCCTGTCTTCCTTTTCTTCCTGCCACGGGTTTTGAACGGTGTGCTGTTCAAACGCCAGAGCCTCGCCCTTAGTAGCGAATTTCTTTCTGATACGTTTGCCTTTTGCACCGTTTGGGTAGAGCTCACAAATCCAACCGCCAGCCGGATTTTTACGGACAGTCATCAATTAACCTCGCTGTATACACCCACTACACGGCCAATCGTTTTTATCTCATCAATCCCGCATTCAAACGGTACTTTGCCACCTGCCACATGCAACCTTTTACCGGGTAGAACCGTTAACTCACGGAGGCTGATTGCGCCCTCAACATCAACAATCCAGAAGCCGTCAGCTAAAGGTGCATCTTTCTCAGCGATGTAGCTTTTGTTCTCGCTTCTAACACAAATGGCACTTTTCAAAGGCTTTTCGAAAAGCTCGGGATCGATATTCAAAATTCCAGTTTTAGTGAGTCTACCTTCACTTAATGTGAATGACTGGAGTTCGTAAGACGATTTTGAGTTTTCATCTGATTTTTGTGGGCCTTTCCCTGTCAGGATCCATTGGATATTTACGCCCGTCTCAAGGGCGCAGAATGCAGCGAAATCATAGGAGACGTTGTCCCGCGTATAGCGGTTTTGCAGCGTGCTGGCTGCGATATTGAAATGATTAGCGAGCTGGATTTTCTGCGTGAATCCGTAGACCTGACAGATTCTGTCTAAAACTTCCTCGTTTGATATTTGGCTTTCAAAGTCCATAAATCGCATTCTCATGTTGACCAATGCTAATAATCGCATTAGGATTCGATTGTTGGTGGCAGTTGATGGCAAGCGTCGACAAAACTTTGGCAATCACTGTCAGAAATTTTCAAATAAGGAATCATGCAATATGGCTTCTGAAATCGCAATCATCAAAGTGCCTGCACCTATCGTTACTCTGCAACAATTCGCAGAGCTTGAGGGTGTTTCTGAACGCACCGCCTACCGCTGGACAACCGGCGACAACCCTTGTGTACCAATCGAACCACGTACCATCCGGAAAGGTTGTAAGAAAGCAGGTGGCCCGATTCGCATTTATTATGCACGCTGGAAAGAAGAGCAGTTGCGTAAGGCGTTGGGTCATTCCCGTTTTCAACTCGTCATCGGCGCTTAATTCACTTTATGTGAATTGGAAGGATGCAACATGTTTGATTTTCAGGTTTCCAAACATCCCCACTATGACGAAGCGTGCCGGGCTTTTGCGCAGCGTCACAACATGGCGAAGCTGGCCGAGCGTGCAGGTATGAACGTTCAAACGTTACGTAACAAGCTCAACCCGGAACAGCCTCACCAGTTTACGCCGCCTGAATTGTGGCTGCTGACTGACCTGACCGAAGACTCAACCCTTGTTGATGGTTTTCTGGCGCAGATTCATTGCCTGCCATGCGTGCCGGTTAATGAGCTGGCTAAAGATAAATTGCAGTCTTATGTCATGCGCGCAATGCGTGAACTCGGCGAACTGGCAAGCGGTGCGGTATCTGATGAACGTCTGACCTCTGCCCGTAAGCACAACATGATTGAAAGCGTTAATGCTGGCATTCGCATGTTGTCATTATCGGCCCTGACGCTGCATGCGCGTCTGCAGACTAATCCCGCTATGTCGAGCGTGGTCGATACCATGAGCGGTATTGGCGCATCGTTCGGGCTTATTTGAGGTGCGTATGCTGAAAGGTGAACCGTCATTCGCGTCTCTGCTCGTCAAGCAAAGCCCCGGCATGCACTACGGCCACGGCTGGATCACAGGTAAGGACGGCAAGCGCTGGCACCCGAGCCACTCACAGTCCGAATTATTAAAAGGGCTGAAAACAAAGCCGCCGAAATCGTCAGGTTTTTTAATTATTCGTATTGTCCACTTTATTATTAAAGGGGTTAAACATGTCACGCGATGAATTAAGGATTGTTTTAGGTGCCATGATTCCGAACATGGAAGACGGTTTTGAAATTAAAACCCGCGATGGGATAATTTTACGAGTTGACCCGGAATGGGAGTGCTGCAAGCAGTTTAAAGATAGCCTGAAAGCTGAAATTATCAGCCAATTGAAAAGTAAACCAGCCGTCGTATTTGGTTATAGCTAATTAAACAAAAGAAATTATCTGGCGTAAACCCGCCGGGCTTCTTATTGCCCGAAATCAGGAGAATCAATTATGCGTAATACCGAAATCCGTAGTTTTAACACTGATAGTGATGCGCTGGCCGTATTGCTGACCGATGCAAAAAAAGAAGAGCGTAAAGACCGCGCGCTCGCTGTTTCCATCCGCCTTGAGGCGCTGGCTATCCATATCACCAAAGAGGGTATGAGCTGCACCGAAGCTGCCGAACTGCTGCGTCGTGAAGCAACCAGCTTTGAGAATGAATCACAGGAGCTGCACTAATGGCCGACGCAATGGATTTAGCACAAAAGCGCGAGCAGGAAGACCGCGAGCGCTACATCAGCAACGCGCGCAGCCGTATCGCTGCGCCTTCCCGTTTTCTTTGCGAAGAATGTGATGCACCAATCCCGGAAGCTCGCCGCGCTGCGATTCCGGGCGTGGCTTTTTGCGTGACCTGCCAGCAAATCGCCGAACTTAAATTAAAACACTATCGGGGTGCGATATGACTACCAGACCACTAAGCCAGCTCAAGAAAGCGGCGCGTATTTGGGATAAAGCCCATCGAGGCATCGCGGCGTTTTGGCTGCGTCAGCATGCCACATCCAAACAGGGTGAATATCACCCGAAAGAATCGAAGCTACAAATTTTGAAAAAACTTCGGGAACAGCAAAAAGCTCAGTCGACATCGGTAAATGCTGGGGATTGCCAGAGCGATAAAACTCAACAGTCCGCCGAGTACAGCGAGCCGACACATGAATATCTGTCGATAGTTCTTCCCAGGTCTGCCAGTCATCCAGTTGAGATACTGGGGTATCCAAATAACGTCGATTTAAAATTTGTAAGGCGTGCCGAACATGTATTGACCATTCTTCGCGTGGTTTCCAGCTATGTGGACAATTCCACTCAATTTTCCGACCTAGCTCATGCCGACCAGCTATTGAAAGAGGTAGCCGGTCTGCTATGTGGCATTGAGTCTCAGAAAGAAAAGCATCGCAAATGCCCAGCATGTCGGATGCGGAAATGATCTTCATTGGTTCTTTCGTAGCTTCGAAAGCTGTCACCTCTGTAATCAAATCAACATAGCGGCGTTGGGTGGGATCTTCTTCAGTGAATAAAGTCATAGACACTCCTGTCTCAGCAAAGGCTACGGGTGAGATTGATTATGCCTTTGTATGGAATTTTCCAAAACAGGCAATAGCCAGCCCATATCTTACCTATGACCAACAGTATCGCCGCGACCGTATGTTCGCGGCTTTGCTGCATGCGAGAAAGGTGCTTTCTCTCCAGCCAGAGTGCGTGCGATTTGATGTTTATCGCACCGCTGCAGTGCTGGCACAAAATCAGGGCAGTCAACGAGCCAATGACTTTTTAATCAGCTTCTGCAAAAAGGCATTGCCACGTCTTGAACTGGTAGCAAAAAAATACGAGTGCGTTGGCATCAACAGCAATGTATCAACCGCTGTTTTCGGTGGCCATTTTGATACCAAGCTTATGCAATATCTGGCATCACGCATGGTCAATATGGTAGCCAGATATAACCGCCTCCCGGATATGTCGCGCGCCGATATTGACCTACTGGCTGCTGATATCGCTAATTTCATTCGTGCTGAACTGGCTGACATTGATGACACCGGATTTAGCGAGCTTAAAACGCTGTACACCTGGTACATGCGCGCCGGTTTTATTTCTCTGCAATTCAATGTTACCCCTCCGCATTGGGAGCGAGTGACAAAGAAATATGTCGGAGAAGATGAAATCGCCCCGGCCATCGCTCGCATGTTTAACGATGTGTGGTGGCGTGGTCGTCTGCGTCGCATTGCGGCTGCATGGCGCGAACATCTGCAAATTACTGTCGGTAACGTCAGTAAGAAAAAGCATGCCTATGCGAGTAAAAACTGCGTGACTGACTGGCGTGAACAAAAGCGCCGCACTCGTGAATTTCTCAAAGGTCTGGATCTCGAAGACGAAGACGGCAACCGTATCAGCCTGATTGAAAAATTTGACGGCTCGGTCGCTAACCCTGCGATACGCCGCTGCGAGCTGATGACCCGCATCCGTGGGTTTGAAAATATCTGCAATGAACTCGGATACGTCGGGGAGTTTTACACCCTGACCGCACCGTCTAAATATCATGCCACGACTAAAGCGGGATACCGTAACAGCAAATGGAACGGCGCCAGCCCGTCGGACACGCAGAGCTACCTAGCCGGCCTTTGGGCGCGCATTCGTGCCAAGCTACATCGGGAAGAAATTCGCATTTTCGGCATACGTGTTGCCGAGCCTCATCACGACGGAACGCCGCATTGGCACATGCTTATGTTCATGTTGCCAGAAGACGTCGAGCGCGTGCGCCTCATCATCCGCGATTATGCATGGGAGGAAGACCGCCACGAACTTAAAAGTGATAAGGCTAAAAAAGCCCGCTTTTATGCTGAGGCTATCGACCCGGAGAAAGGCAGTGCTACCGGCTATGTCGCGAAATACATTTCTAAAAACATCGACGGTTATGCTCTCGATGGTGAAATCGATGACGAAAGCGGTGAGCTGCTGAAAGAGACAGCCCCCGCTGTATCAGCATGGGCGGCGCGCTGGCACATCCGTCAGTTTCAGTTTATCGGCGGTGCGCCGGTGACGGTCTACCGTGAATTGCGTCGTCTCGCTGATACCGAGGCCGCGCACGGTCTGAGCGTTGAGTTTGCCGCCGTCCATGATGCCGCTGACGCCGGTGACTGGGCTGGTTACGTTAATGCGCAGGGTGGGCCGTTTGTCCGTCGCGATGATTTGCAGGTGCGCACACTGTATGAACCGCGCACCGAGTTTAATCAGTATGGTGAGGAAACCGTCTGCATTCGTGGCGTATACGATTCCGCTATTGGTGCTGGCACTCCGATTTTAACCCGGCTAACGCAGTGGAAAATTGTGCCGAAGCGTGCCGTTGATTTGGCCGTTGACGTTAAGGGCGCTCCTGCGCCCTCTCGGAGTTCTGTCAATAACTGTACGGGAAGCGAAAGCGATCCACCGGAACTCGATTTATCTAAACCCCTAAGTCGACGTGAAAAACGAGAGCTGACAAACCGACTCAGGAAGCAAAAGCCAGCAATACGGCGAAAATTTATCCACGGAACGGATGAGCAAAACGCAGCTATAGCGAAAACTATCGACGAGATACATCTGACTACCGGCATCACAATCAGTCGGGGCGAAGCCCTGCACCTGATGGCCGGTGGTAAAAGTTGCTTTAACGGTAAATGGTTGAGAGGAACGGCCAAGGGAGAAATATTTACCGCAGCACCATCGTATCAGGCTAAGGCTAGGATAATCCTCAATCGTGTTGCGGCTTTAGCTGAACTAGCAACGAAAATATAATCGTTAATATTCATCCATATCATGTACATACAGTGTGTTTAACTGTGATTTTTTCTTCACACTTTTTGTTATTACGTGTTACTGTATGCATATACAGTATCTCGTAATGGAGGTTGTGTGGATAGAGAGCTAAATGAGCACGTTATGATTGAGCGGGTCGAAATGATTGCGCGTCTGACTGCTGAAGGTACTTGTAAGGAAAGAGATCGTGAAATTGCATTGAATTTAATCGCGGAGATAGCAAGAGGCAACCTAATGAAAAATAATAATTTTTCTGTTGTTTTTTCCGCGCCACCTGTTGATGGAACCTTTGCAAATGAGGGCAAGGTGAAAGTAAATATCACATTGGACAAAGACCAAAAAATAGGCCAGCCGGTGATTGATGCTTTTCAATGCGAATTGACCAAGCGAATACAGTCTGTTTTCCCCTCAACGCGCGTTACTGTTAAAAAGGGAGCCATGACCGGTGTCGAGCTGATGGGATTCGATAAAGATTCAGACCGCGAAGCGCTGGATAGCATCCTTAAGGAAGTGTGGGAAGATGAGAGTTGGCGTTAATCCCTGAAAAATGTGCAACCCTCGACCCCATGTTTGATAGCATGGGGTTGTTTTGTATGGGGATTACACACAAAGGAAAATCATGGATACCGTAATAGCATTTTTATCTCTGGCTCTCTTTATTGCTTTTATTGTGGGGTTAATCAAGCCGTCGCTGGTTCGAATGCCGAACCGTAAGCGCTCCAGTGCGGTTTATCTCGGTGGCTGTCTGGCGCTGGGTGTTATTGGCTCAATCTTATGGCCGACTGAAAAAAGTCAGACTGTGGCAAAAGCTGACGTGCCGGAGGTTAAAGCGGAACCGACTACGCCAACCTTTGAGTACGCAGATAAGACCCTCAAAGAATATCGCAATGAGCCAAAAGAAACCCGGCACGATATCGTTAAAGGTTATGTTGGCTTCAAAGGTGTACCGGTAAGCTCTGCTGATGCTTTTTATGCCTGTATGAGTGAGTACACTTTTACGAAAGATGATGCGTTAAAGCTCGGTGATGTGTTGGAGTGGTGTTTTAACGACTTCGAGAAGGATCCACAGTCCCTAAATAATAAAATCAACCTTGACGCATTTCAGGGTAATTTTAGTGGTTGGGATGGCTCTTATCGCCCGTTAGAGAAGCTGATAAAAGCCAGCATGAATGATGATTCCTCTTATAAGCATGTTTCAACGGTCTACCATCTGATTTTGAATAAAGACCCGCATGCCGTTGTAAAAACAACGTTTCGCGGCACTAATGCTTATGGTGGCGTGGTCAAGCAGACCGTAGCGGCGCGCGTTGATGTGCGAACGGGCGAGGTCGTTTCGATACTCGACAATTAACCAGTATTGTGACAAACGCCGCCGGTGCTGAAACTTGCTTTCAGGGCTGGCGGGGTTGAACAACGAGCTACGCGAGGCGTTAGACTAAATTAAACTGAGGTCAAAAAATGCTTTGGAAAGTGATTACATTTGTACTTGTCGGTGTTTGTATTTTTGTTCTAGGGTTATGGCTAGGTTCTATTCAGGCTGAATGGTCGAAACCAGAGCATAAAGATGCTGTTGCTTATTTAACTATGTTAGGCGGATGGGTTTCAGGAATTGCAACATCATTCGCAGTAATCATTTCACTGTATGCGACATATCAATCATCACAAAATAATATTGAAAAATTAACCTTATCCTATAAATCTTACCCGAGCGATAATAATGAAAATCATTGTGCAGTTGTAGAAGTGAAAAATATGCGGAGTATTCCGGCGCATATACAAGAGTTTTGCTTAGAGATTAGTGGGGTGGATGGTTACTTAAATATAAATAAACTAAAGGCCAATGGGCTACCAATCCCGTATTCTTTATACCAAATAGGTGAGATATGGAAATTTGCCTTTTATCCTGATGCACAACAGGCAAATATGAAGTTCTATCATGAACTGAGCACCAAAGGGAGTCCAACTTTCCGGAGTGGTTTCTTTGTGGTTAAAACATCAATGAAGCAATACAAACTAAGGATACCTGAAGGGTTGTTGAGAGTGATGAAAGCTAGCTATGAAAAACAAATAAAAATACGGGAGAAATATAAGGAAATGTCTGGTAAAGATATGGATATATAAAACGCATTAAATAGCATCAAATTGCATGTTTTTTCCTGTCATGTCGTGAGTGAACGACGCCAGCGCTGGCGCGGCTTCAGAGTGTTGATGCAACTGCATTAAAACCGCCCCATAAAGCGGGCAGGCGTGGCGGGGAAAGCATTGCGCGCCAGCGGTGGTGCGTAATATTAAAAATTATCGTCTGAGCGCGTCGTGATGGCGCTTTCGTGGTCGCTGTCGGTTCGTTGGTGGTCGGGGGTGGTTGTGCGCGCGTGGCGCGTCTGAGGCGTGACGGTGGTGTGCATGGAAAAGCCGCCTAGAGACAGCGGCTTAACAGGAATGGCGAGATTCAAACTGCTAATGTTTTTACAATGATTAAACTAATTTACATGTATGTAGAGTTCACAGTCACTAGACCAATCGGGACACTCTAAAACAAGCCCAAACTGCTTGAATATTTCACTAATGACTATTGTTATTTCCCGATAATCATCAAAACCTGTAATGTGCTGGTCATTAAACTTGCCATAAAGATTCTGAAAAGCAATGCCTAATTCTGATAATTGATATCTTATCTTTGAGTTGGATAGTGTAAGGGATAGCTTTGGATCGTATTCTTTAATATTGATATTTAGAGAGTGGACATAACCCATCGCATAAGCATAAGAGTTGATGATAAGCCTGATGCGTTTTTTTACTTCGAGATACATTTCACTCAGAGGCGTATTATAGCATTTATAGTCCCAGATGAGTTTTCCAATCTCGTCAGATACTTCATTTACAACGGTATCAAGATTCTCTAGAAATAAATCGATAGTCTCTTGAGGGGCTGACCCTGAAGACATGTAATTAGCGAGATATTCAGACCATGCACGCGTGGCTGAGATAAGAAGCGCGCTGCCATACTCGTTGACCGTAAAGTTTTGGGCTAAGCATGTTAGTAAGTTTTTTTCATGTACGTGCACTAATTCATGGTGAATACGATGGATGACTGCGCGGTATCCTTCTTCGTTCAATTTTAAGAAGCTTCCATCATTGAAAAGCTCAGCAAAAAATTCAATAGATAGTACAAGGGTATATTCTTCACATAGCCCATCATTGCCAATTTTTGATACTAATTGTCCGACGGCTGCACCCTGTTTGCTATTGGTGTATGAACTAGGAGATTTGTGTTGGTAAGTGGATGTTATCTTTTGAAGGGCTTCGCTAAAGTTATAGGAAATAACAATGCATTTTAATTTTGAGATTTCAAGGTTGAGATTGTTATTTAAAGCCCGGATGGCTTCTAGCGTGAACCTACCGATATTATTTGCTTCTTCTTCAGTAGCGAAACCTTCCAGGGTTATTTCAAAATTAGTTTCCAAAATATTAATCTCCGCATCCATTATTTTGATATCTGATGCACTATAGCTTTCGCAGATTGTATCTTCAATGATGAGCGCAGAGATTAAGCTGACCTAAGTTATTCCGGGTTGTCGAGGGTGTACTCTTTGAACCTGATGACCTCCATGCCGAGCCAGTCGTTTACCTCCCTGAATCTGTCCTGTAAGGGTGATAACTCGTTACGCACAAAGACCTTTGCCACCTTCTCAACATCACCCATTGAGCCGATATTCTCAGGCTTGCCGCCCATGAGCTGGAACGGTACGCGGTGCGCATCCATGAGGTCAGCGGCGCTGGCTTTCTTGATGTTGAAAAAGTCATCCTTTGTGGCGACTTCGCTCAATGGCACGATTTTTATGCCGTCCGGTTTCCCGTTCGGTGAGTAGAAAAACAGGTTTTTAAAGTTGCCGAGCCCTTTAGAGTTACGCATTGCATCGCGCAGCGATTCGACGTCAGTCGCGCTTTGCGCCGGGTCAGTCACATACATGATGTAACCTGCGTGCGCGCCGTTCTGGTAATACTTGCGGCGGAACAGCGTTGCGGATTCATTCAGCCAGGCGGAATTAAGTGCGCTGAGATATTCAGGCAGGCCGTAAATCTCCTGATTAATATCAGGCTCCAGCAGGTGGAACACGGTATCGGGTGCGAATTCATGCGGCTGAGTGAAGTTTTCCACAAACCAGAAAACCGAGTCATCGACCCCGCGTCGGGTGTATTTTGCCGGTGAAGTCAGCAGTTTTATTAACTGTCCGGTGACGCTGTGGCGCTGCTCAAGAAAGGCGTTACCGAATACCAGATAGTCGAGCGCAAAGCGGCTGAAATCCTGACGGGACAGCAGCGGGTGCGGAATGTAGGTGCTCGCGAGCACGTTGCGTTTAACGTAAATCGGTGAGCTGTGATGCACTGCAGAGCGCAGGCTTTTTGCCAGCCCGGAGAAGCTGACCGGCGGCTCGTACCATTTGCCGTTACTGATGCACTCGACGTAATCCAGAATGTCGCGCTTATCGAGTACCGGCACCGGCTCACCGAAGGTGAACGCTTCCATTTTTTGCGGTGCGCTGGCTTTTAGTTGCTGTGGTGCGCGGGCTTTCTGCGCGGCGGCTTTACGGGATTTTTGCTTACCCATTAGTTGAACTCCAGAATAGATTTAGGCTGCATGCCGCTACCGGCAGAAAGCGGTTCGTTTAACAGGGCGTGCATGGTAGCCCATGCGATATCAGCGTGACTGGCTTCCTCGGTGCGGCTGGCCTCATAGGTGGCGCTGCGCCCGCTGCTGGTCATGGTTTTGCGGATGGACATAAACGACTGTGTGACATCAGTTGCTCCGGCGTCGTACTCCAGACAGCCACGGCGAATCGTGTCTTTCGCCTTGAGCACCATTGCGGTTTTCATTTCTGGCGTGTAACGGATACCGCGTGCCGCCGGGTAGAATGAGCGCACCAACTGGAATACGCCGAGACCGAGGCCTGTTGCGTCAATGCCGATGTATTCGACGTTGTATTTCTCAGTGAGCCTGCGGATGCCTTCTGCCTGCGCGGCAAAGTCCATGCCTTTCCACTGGTGACGCTCCAGCATGCGAAACTTGCCACCCGAAACCACCGGCGGCGCGAGTACGACACATCCGGCACTGTCGCCGGTGTGGGACGGGTCGTAGCCAATCCAGACCGGTCGCGAGCCGAATGGATGGTCGGCGAACGGGGCGAAGTCCTCCCATGTTTCCATCACGTCGACCATGCAGCGCTGCAGCTCCTCGAACGGGAATACCGATGCCTTATCGTCGACAAACTCGCACATAAACAGGTTCTTAAAGTCCTCATCACTGTTTTCGCGTCTGAGCTGGTCGAGGTCGAACAGGGTGCAGCCACCGGCAAGGGCGTCCTCAATAGTGACAATCTGCCGCCACTGTCCGTCAGCGCAAAGAAGCCCACCGGCGAGCGCGCTGTGACTGATGTCGATTTCGATGCGGTCAGCGGCACTGGCGCGCCCCTTGTTGAACAGCTCGCCAGACCAGAAGGGGTAAGCGCCGTGCGCCAGCGTGGAAGGTGTCGAAAAGTAAGTTGAGCGCAGATGCTTTTGCGAGGCCATGCCCGATGCGACTTTGCGCAGCTTCTGAAAATTCGGGATCCAGAATATTTCATCGACATACAGGTCGCCGTTATGGCTCTGTGCGGTGTTGGAATTGGTGCCGAGAAAAATCAGCTTTGCGCCGTTGTTGCCGATGACAATCGGGTCGCCGGTCAGGTCGACGTCAACCAGTCGCGCAAACTGGATGATGTATTCCCGGAACACGTAAGCCTGCGTTTTACTGGCCGACAGAAAAATCTGGTTATGGCCGGTCTTGAGCGCGCGCAGCAGTGCCTCGCGGGAAAAGTAGAACGTCGCGCCAATCTGGCGGGATTTGAGAATATCGCGAATACGGTGCGCCAGTCCTGCCCGGTACCACTGCAACTGGTATTCGAAAGACTGGTCGAAGAAAATTTCTTCCAGCTTTGCGACAGCCTCATCGCTGAAAAAGTTCTTTTTCGGCCTCTTACGCTCCCCCTTGTTACGGTTGGCAACGTTGGGGTTAAGGTCGGCCTCGTTGCCGGTCTGGCTGTAGCGGTTGACGCGCGCCAGTCGCTCAATCTGCCGCCCGAGCAGGTCAATCTCTTTGAAGTCGCCGCCTGACTTTTGCGGCTTGGCGATGAGCTGAATCAGGCGCGCCTCAAGGCTGCTTTCGACACGGGAAATCGGTGCGATGCCGTCCCAGCCGTCGCGCTGTTTCCAGCTCTGCACGGTCGGGCGCTTGACCTGCAGCATTTCGGCAATCTGTGGCACGGAAAAGCCCTGCCAGTAAAGCAGCGATGCCTGTCGTCGCGGGTCATGCAATAAGGTTGTATCGGTGGAAATGGTCATTGATGCCTCGCCGTAGTGGATTCAGGGCAAGGCTACTTAATGGCCGTCAGTGATTCGCTAAGGTGCTGTTGTGTGGGAGGTTATCCAGTCGTCATTGGTGGTCTGGCGAGTCCTGAGACTGGAAACTGGCGTTGACCCGTAACCCCAACCTCAGGACTCCTGACAATGGCAAAAAAAGTCTCAAAATTCTTTCGCATCGGCGTCGAGGGTGATACCTGCGACGGGCGCATTATCAGCGCCAGCGATATTCAGGAAATGGCCGAAACCTATGACCCGCGCGTCTACGGTTGCCGTATCAACCTTGAACACATTCGCGGCCTTTTGCCCGACGGCATGTTTAAACGTTATGGCGATGTGGTTGAGCTGAAAGCCGAAAAGATTGACGACGATTCTGCGCTGAATGGCAAATGGGCGTTGTTCGCCAGAATCACCCCAACCGATGACCTTATCGCGATGAATAAAGCCGCGCAGAAGGTCTATACCTCTATGGAAATTCAGCCGAATTTTGGTAACACCGGCAAATGCTATCTTGTCGGCCTTGCGGTCACTGATGACCCTGCGAGCCTCGGCACTGAATACCTCGAATTCTGCCGTAAGGCGAAGCACAACCCGCTGCAGCGCTTTAAGGCCAGTCCTGAAAATGTCTTTTCAGTCGCCACGCTGGCCGAACTGGAATTTGAAGATGTTCCCGACACAGTGCTTAACAGCCTGGCCGATAAGGTGAAAGCCATTTTCAGCCGTAAGCAGGTCAGCGACGATGCGCGCATGAGTGATGTGCATGAGGCGGTGACCGCCGTCAGCGAACATGTGCAGACCAGTCTCACTGCGCAGGATAAGCGTCTTTCCGATATGGAAACCGCGCTAGCCACCTTTAAACAGGAACTGACCGGCAAGGTTGAAGAAACCAGCCAGGCATTTTCCGCCCTGAAAACCACCCTCGACAAAACCGAAAGTTTCAGCCAGCCGCGACGCACGAAAGCCAGCGGCGGCGGTGGCGACGAGCTGCTGACCGACTGCTGATAAACCGCAGATTGGAACCGGGCGGCAATCCCGCCCGATGCTGTGACTAACCGATTAATTCAAACAGGAAATACTATGCGTCAGGAAACCCGTTTTAAGTTCAATGCCTATCTGACCCAGCTCGCCAAACTGAACGGCATCAGCGTTGATGACGTTAGCAAAAAATTCACCGTCGAGCCGTCCGTCACGCAAACGCTGATGAACACCGTGCAGGCGTCATCCGCATTTCTGCAGATGATTAACATTTTTCCGGTTGATGAGCTGAAAGGTGAAAAAATCGGTGTGGGTGTGGATGGCACTATTGCCAGCACGACCGACACCTCAGGTGACGATGAGCGTGAAACTGCTGACTTTGTCGCGCTTGAGTCCAATTTGTACGAGTGCAACCAGGTCAACTTTGACTTCCACCTGCGCTACAAGACGCTCGACCTGTGGGCGCGTTTTCAGGACTTCCAGCGCCGCATCCGTGACGCGATTATCCAGCGTCAGGCACTGGATTTCATCATGGCCGGATTTAACGGTACTCATCGTGCGCCGACCTCGAATCGCAAAACTAATCCAATGTTGCAGGATGTAGCGGTCGGCTGGCTGCAGAAGTACCGTAACGAAGCACCGGCGCGCGTGATGAGTAAAATCACCGACGATGAGGGTCAAGTCGTTTCCGATGTGATTCGTGTCGGTAAAAACGGCGACTATGAGAATCTTGACGCGTTGGTAATGGATGCGACAGGTACCCTGATTGATGAGGTTTATCAGGACTCAACCAAACTGGTTGCCATCGTTGGCCGTAAGCTGCTGGCCGATAAATATTTCCCGCTGGTTAACAAGCAGCAGGAAAACAGCGAGTCGCTCGCTGCGGATACCATCATCAGCCAGAAACGCATCGGCAACCTGCCTGCCGTGCGCGTGCCGTACTTCCCTGCGAATGCTGTACTGGTGACCACGATGGAAAATCTCTCAATCTACTTCATGGATGATGGTCATCGGCGTTCAGTCATCGAAAACCCCAAGCGTGACCGCGTGGAAAACTACGAGTCGATGAATATCGACTATGTGGTCGAGGCGTATGCCGCCGGGTGCCTGCTGGAAAACATCACCCTGGGCGATTTCACCGCACCTGCAGCACCGGAAAGCGGAGTCTAAACCATGACGAGCCCCGCACAGCGTCACATGATGCGGGTCTCGGCCTCTCAAGCCGCGCAGCGGGAGCAAGCCCCACTGCGCCATGCAACCGCCTATGAGCAGATGCTGGTTAAGCTGGCCGATGACCGCCGCACGTTAAAAAACATCCGTTCAAACGAACGTAAAGCCGAGAAAAAGCGCGAGCTGCTGCCGTTCTATGCGCCGTGGGTCGCCGGTGTGCTGGCTGATGGTCGCGGTGCGCAGGATGACATTGTCATGACCGTCATGCTGTGGCGTCTTGATGCCGGTGATATCGCTGGCGCGCTGGAAATTGCGCCCTATGCGCTGAAATACGGCCTCACCACTGACCATCGCCGCACGACGCCTTACATGCTGGTTGAGGAGGTGGCGCTTGCCGCACTGCGCCTGCGCGATGCCGGTGAGCCTGTCGACCTCGCATTACTGCTGACCACCCTCAGCCTGACCGACGGCGCTGACGTTCCCGATATGGTGCGCGCCCGTCTGCATAAGGTGACCGGCCTGACCCTGCGCGATATCGGTCAGAATGCTGAGGCACTGGCTCAGTTTCAACGTGCGATGCAGCTCGACCGCAATGCCGGTGTGCGCAAAGAGATTGAGCGGCTGGAACGCGCACTGAAGCCAAAAGCGGAGGCACCACCCCGTAAAACGACTAAACCGCGCACGCGCAAACCTGTCGCCAAACCGGCAGCAAAGCGCGGGCGTCCACCAAAGGCGGTAAAAACCGCCGGTTAACTGAACGCTCCCCGAGCCGGGCGGCACGCTGGTCAAAGCGGGTTTTGACCCTGACGGCGACCGGCGTCCACCGCCCAACCTGATGAGGTTGTCATGACGACAGTGATTCTGAACCAGCCCGACGAACCGCAGGACGTACCGGGCGTGGTGATTCCCGTACCGGAGACGGGCGATGCAGTAATTAAAAACACGTTCTTTTTCCCTGATGTGGATCCGAAGCGTGTGCGCGAGCTGATGCGGCTTGAACAGACGGTTTCCGATGCGCGCCTGCGCCATGCCATCAGAACTGGCATGGCGGAAACCAATGCGGAGCTTTACGACTACCGGCTGCGCCAGACTGCCGCCGGGTTTAAGCATCTGGCCGACGTGCCTGCTGAGGAAATCGATGGCGAGAATGTGCGTATTTTCCACTATCTGAGAGCCGTAACGGCGATGGCAACCGCCACCCTGTATGAGCGCTATCGCGGTGTTGAAGCCACCGGCAAGGGTGACAAAAAAGCCGACAACGTCGAAACCACCATTGATGACCTGTGGCGGGATATGCGCTGGTCGGTCGCGCGTCTGCAGGACAAACCGCGCTGCATCGTGGGCCAGCTCTGATGAAGGTCAGGTCGATGCAGGGCGACACCCTCGACGTGATTTGCGCCCGGTATTACGGGCGCACTGAGGGCGTTGTTGAAACTGTGCTGCAGGCTAATCCCGGCCTGTCTGAGCTGGGCGTCATTCTGCCGCATGGAACGGCAATTGACCTGCCCGATGTGCCGTCTTCACCCGTAACTGAAACTATCAATCTTTGGGAGTAAACCATGACAGAAGGGGAAAAAGGCGTCCTGTCACTGTTTGTGATTGGGGCACTGATTGTGGTCGGAAAAGTGCTGGCAGGTGGTGAGCCCATCACCCCGCGCCTGTTTGTCGGACGCATGTTGCTCGGCGGTTTTGTCTCAATGGTCGCCGGTGTTGTTCTGGTGCAGTTTCCTGATATGTCACTGCCCGCTGTGTGCGGTATTGGATCCATGCTCGGTATTGCCGGTTATCAGGTGGTGGAAATCGCCATTCAGCGCCGCTTTAAGTCACAGAAGGGGGAAGGCGATGCCGGTCATTAATACTCACCAGAATATCGCCGCCTTTCTGGACATGCTGGCGTATTCCGAAGGAACGGCGAACCATCCGCTGACGAAAAACCGTGGCTACGACGTCATTGTTACCGGCCTTGATGGCAGGCCAGAGATTTTCACCGATTACAGCGACCACCCTTTCGCACATGGCCGACCCGCGAAAGTGTTTAATCGCGGTGGCGAGAAATCCACGGCATCGGGGCGTTACCAGCAGCTTTATATGTTCTGGCCGCACTATAAAAAACAGCTCGCATTGCCTGATTTCAGCCCACTGTCGCAGGACAAGCTCGCGATCCAGTTAATCCGGGAGCGCGGTGCTATTGACGATATCCGGGCGGGGCGTATTGAGCGTGCTGTTTCCCGTTGCCGGAATATCTGGGCGTCATTGCCGGGTGCCGGTTACGGCCAGCGCGAGCACAGTCTCGAAAAGCTGGTTACCGTCTGGCGCACGGCTGGCGGGGTGGTGGCATGAAAGTCCTGATAACGCTGTTTGTGCTGGCCGTGCTCGGTCTGATGTGGTTGCGCCATGAGAATGGCAATTTATCCCGCTCCTTTGAGACGGCAAACCGCGTTGCGAGCGAGCAAAAGGCGACGATTGGCATGCTGAAAAATCAGCTCAGTGTCGCCGGCCAGCTCGCCCGACGTAATGAATCCGCGCAGGTGGCACTGCGCGAACAGCTCGCAAAGGCAGGCGCAGAAGCAAACCGCCGCGAGCAGACGATAACGAGGTTACTTGATGAAAATGAAGCCTTTCGCCGCTGGTATAACGCTCCTCTGCCTGATGCTGTGCGCAGGCTGCACACCCGCGCCGCCTGCGCCAGCGCCGGTGATTGTGGTCAGCGGATGCCCGAGGGTGAGCCTTTGCCCGATGCCGGGAAGTGATCCGAAAACTAATGGTGACCTGAGCGCTGATATCCGCCGCCTTGAGGGCGCGCTGACCGCCTGCGCGCTGCAGGTCAAAATCGTCAAACACTGTCAGGATGAACTCGATGCAGAAGCACAAAAGCCTGCGCAAGGCGCTGATTAACGCCGTGCCGCAGCTCCGAAACAACCCCGATATGCTGCGCCTGTTCGCTGATAACGGGCATACGGATTCCCGACTGGAGAGCTCGCTGTCGTTTGAAAAGGTGTACGTGCTTAACGTGGTGGTGACTGACTTTACCGGCGACCTCGATTTGATATTTGTGCCGGTACAGGCATGGCTGCGTGAGCATCAGCCGGACATTATGACCACCGACGACGGGCGGGAGAAAGGATTCACATGGATGATTGATATCAATAACGACGATTCGCTCGATATCAGTATCAGCCTGAGACTCACCGAGCGCACGCTCGTCAAAGAGGTCGACGGCGCATTGCATGTCAGCTATGCCCCTGAGCCACCGCTGCCTGAGCCAGTGACACGCCCGGTCGAGCTGTACGTTAACGGCGAGCTGGTGAGTAAGTGGGATGAGTGAGTTAACCGCGCTGCAGGAGCGCCTTGCCGGTCTGATTGCCAGCCTGTCACCGGCGGCGCGTCGTCAAATGGCGGCTGACATTGCAAAAAAACTGCGCGCCAGTCAGCAGCAGCGCATCAGGCGACAGCAGGCACCAGATGGCACCCCGTATGCCGCCCGAAAGCGCCAGCCGGTGCGAAGTAAGAAAGGCCGTATCAGGCGCGAAATGTTCGCCAGACTGCGCACTAACCGCTTTATGAAAGCCAAAGGCAGCGACAGTGCGGCGGTGGTGGAATTTACCGGCAGGGTACAGCGCATGGCGCGGGTGCATCAGTATGGCCTCAAAGACCGGCCAAATCGTCACAGCCGGGATGTGCAGTACGCGGCGCGCCCGTTGCTCGGTTTCACCCGCGACGATGAGCAGATGATTGAAGACATCATTATCAGACATCTCGGTAAATAAATATTGTGTGAACCACCACCGGAGCCGCGCGAATTGGCGCGACTCCAGACCAGAGGCATCCTTGCACTATGAATACGTTATCCACAATACAGGAGCTCGCGCGCGCGATTCGCAACCTCATCCGCTCAGGTGTGGTGACTGAGGTCGATACCGCGCAGGGGCTGTGCCGCGTACAAAGCGGCGGGATCCAGACTGCATGGCTGAACTGGCTGACCACCCGCGCCGGTCGTTCGCGGACATGGTGGGCTCCCTCGGTCGGTGAGCAGGTGCTGCTGCTGGCAATTGGTGGCGAGCTTGATACTGCTTTCGTGCTGCCGGGGATTTTCTCCGACGATAACCCTGCCCCGTCAGCCTCGGCGGATGCGTGGCATATGGTGTTCCCCGACGGCGCTGTTATGGAGTATGAGCCGGAAACCGGTGCACTGACGGTCAGCGGCATCAAGACTGCCGATGTGACGGCATCGGAGTCCATTACCGCCACCGTGCCGGTGGTACTGGTAAAAGCGGCAGAACGTATCACCCTCGACACCCCGGAGGTGGTATGCACCAACAAACTGACGACGGCTACGCTTGAGGTGCAGAAAGGCGGCGCCATGCGGGGAAACATCGAACATACCGGTGGCACGTTGAAATCAAACGGCGTGCAGGTCGATAACCACGGTCACGGCGGCGTACAACGGGGCGGGAACTGGACGGAGGGCACAAAATGACAGCGCGTTATCTGGGGATGAACCGCAATACCGGCATAGGTATCAGTGACAGTGAGCATATCAGCCAGAGCATGCGCGACATTCTGCTGACGCCGGTCGGCTCGCGGGTAATGCGTCGTGAATATGGCTCGCTCCTGTCTGCGCTGATTGACATGCCGCAAAACCCGGCGCTCAGGCTGCAAATCATGGTTGCGTGCTATTCCGCGATCCAGAAATGGGAACCACGCATCAGGCTTATCTCCATCAGCTTTGAGCGCGGCGACACTGGCGAAATGTATGTCGATATTACCGGGATGCGTACCGATACCGGTGCGTCAGTTTCAACCACTGTTTCACTGAGTTAAATCACTATGGCAACCGTTGACCTGAGTCAGTTACCCGTTCCAGACGTGGTTGAGGAACTGGACTATGAAACCATCCTTGCGGAACGCATTGCGACGCTGATTTCGCTCTATCCCGAAGACCAACAGGAAGCCGTCGCCCGGACGCTCGCACTTGAGTCTGAGCCAGTTGTTAAATTGCTGCAGGAAAACGCCTACCGAGAGGTTATCTGGCGTCAGCGTGTCAATGAAGCTGCACGCGCAGTGATGCTGGCTTATGCCATAGACAGTGACCTCGATAATATCGGGGTAAATTTCAGTGTTGAGCGTCTTGTCGTCACGCCTGCTGATGACACCACCATTCCACCCACCCCGGCAGAAATGGAACTCGACGCCGATTATCGTCTGCGTATACAGCAGGCTTTTGAGGGGCTGAGCGTGGCGGGGCCTGTCGGGGCGTACCAGTATCATGGCCGTAGTGCTGACGGGCGCGTCGGCGATATTTCAGTTATCAGCCCGTCGCCAGCCTGTGTGACGATTTCCGTGTTGTCACGTGAAAACAACGGCGTCGCATCTGAGGAACTGCTTGCAATTGTGCGCAATGCCCTGAACGCAGAAGATGTCAGGCCGGTCGCTGACCGGGTGACGGTACAGTCAGCCGAAATTGTTAACTACCAGATTAACGCCACGCTTTATCTTTATCCCGGCCCGGAAAGTGAACCCATCAGGGCGGCGGCTGAGGCAAAGCTGAAAGCCTATATCAGCGCGCAGCACCGCCTCGGGCGCGATATCCGTAAATCAGCGATTTATGCCGCCCTGCATGTTGAGGGGGTTCAGCGGGTGGAGCTGGCGGCACCGGTCGCAGATATTGTTCTCGATAACACACAGGCATCCTTTTGCACTGACTACAGCCTAGTAATCGGGGGATCTGATGAATGACTCACGATTATTGCCGGTGGGCTCATCGCCACTGGAAGTCGCCGCCGCAAGGGCATGTGCAGAGATTGAAAGGACGCCGGTCAACATCCGCGCGTTGTGGAATATTGACACCTGCCCGGAAAATTTGTTGCCGTGGCTGGCGTGGGCGTTTTCTGTCGACCGGTGGAATGAGAACTGGCCGGAGGGAACAAAACGTGCCGTTATCCGTGATGCATATTTCATTCACTGCCACAAGGGGACTATCGGCGCAATCCGTCGGGTAGTGGAGCCTCTCGGCTATGTCATCAATGTAACGGAATGGTGGGAAAGCGGCGACCCGCCAGGTACATTCCGGCTTGATATCGGGGTGCTTGAAAGTGGCATTACCGAAGAAATGTATTTCGAAATGGAACGACTGATTGCGGATGCAAAACCAGCCAGTCGTCATCTGACTGGCCTGAATATTGCCCAGGACATTCCCGGTTATTTGTATACCGGCGGCGTGTCCTGCGACGGCGATATTATTACGGTTTACCCGGGATAAGTGAGGAATAATGAGCACGAAATTTAAAACCGTTATCACCACTGCCGGAGCCGCTAAGCTTGCTGCGGCCACCATGCCGGGCGGTAAGAAAATAAATCTTAACGTTATGGCTGTTGGTGACGGCGGCGGAAAGCTGCCGGATCCTGAAGCCGGTCAGACGCAGCTTGTTAATGAGGTCTGGCGTCACACTCTGAATAAAATCAGCCAGGACAACCGGTACAGTAATTACATTGTGGCCGAGCTGGTTATTCCGCCGGAGGTGGGCGGCTTCTGGATGCGTGAGCTTGGCCTTTACGACGATGAAGGGACGCTGATTGCTGTTGCCAATATGGCCGAAAGCTACAAGCCAGAACTGGCCGAGGGCTCAGGGCGTGCGCAGACATGCCGCATGGTCATCATTGTCAGCAGTGTCGAGTCTGTGGAGCTTTTCATTGACTCAACGATGGTGATGGCGACGCAGGATTATGTCGACGACAGGCTCGCCGAACATGAAAAATCCCGTCGTCATCCTGATGCCACTCTTAAAGAAAAAGGGTTTACTCAGCTCAGTAACGCGACAGACAGCGAGTCTGAAACGCTCGCAGCGACGCCGAAAGCTGTCAAGACAGCGTATGACCTTGCTAACGCGAAATATACAGCTCAGGACGCCACCACAACGCGTAAAGGCATTGTGCAACTCAGCAATGCCACTGACAGTACGTCTGAGACACTTGCCGCGACACCGAAAGCGGTCAAGGTGGCATATGACCTTGCTAACGCGAAATATACAGCTCAGGACGCCACTACAGCGCGTAAAGGGATTATCCAGCTCAGCAATGCCACTGACAGCACGTCTGAGACGCTGGCCGCAACGTCGAAAGCGGTTAAAGCGGCTATGGATAATGCGAACGGGCGGCTGGCGAAAAACAGTAATGGCGGCGATATTCCTGACAAAAAACAATTTGCGAGAACTATCGGTGCCGTGACCTCTACCAATATCACATTTAATAATGCTTCTGGATGGTACAAAATCGCCACAGTTGTAATGCCGCAGGCTACATCAACTGCGGTGATTAAATTATATGGAGGGGCGGGGTTTAACGCTGGTTCATCTGAACAAGGGGCAATCAGTGAACTGGTACTGCGTGCCGGTAATGGTTCACCTGCTGGAATAACTGCCACGTTGTGGAGACGCTCGCCTGCTGCGGCTAACGAGGTCGCATGGGTTAATACATCAGGCGACACCTACGATATTTATATTAATATCGGCCAGTATGCGTACTGGTTAATTGCGCAATATGACTACACCGGTAATGCAAATGTCACGTTGCACAGTACGCCTGAATATTCATCAGTACAGCCGGGGAACTCAACCAGCGGTCAGACATATACAATTTACAGTAGTCTGATGAAACCAACAGCCGGTGATGTGGGGGCATTGCCGATTACAGGGGGGCAGCTTAACGGACCGCTGAGTATTGGTACTGACAATGCACTGGGAGGTAATTCGATTGTGCTCGGTGATAACGATACAGGGTTTAAACAGGATGGCGACGGCATTCTGGGTATTTACGCCAATAATGCCCGGGTCGGTTATATCGACAATTCCGGGTTACACATGTCAGTAGATGTTCTCACTAATGGTGGCATACGAGCAGGTGACGGGAAAAGGCTGTCACTGACGAGTAATAATAATTCGACAATGACAGCCACGTTTAATTTATGGGGCGACGCAAACAGGCCAACAGTTATTGAACTGGACGACGATCAGGGATGGCATCTGTACAGCCAGCGAAATCCTGATGGTTCGATTGTCTTTACGGTCAATGGCGATATCACCGCTAACACGCTTCGTGCAGGCGGGGCTATCTATCAGAATAACGGCGACATCTTTGGTTCGCTATGGGGAAATGGCTGGTTAAGTACCTGGATTAATAATAATCTCGTCTTAGATGTTCAGTTAGGGGCTGGCACATCAGTGACTACCTGGAACAATGCAGGTTCCTGGCCTAACACTCCCGGATATGTAGTTACCTCCGTCTGGAAAGATTATCAGGGCGAAAATATTGATGGTATTAATTATGCGCCTTTGCAAAAACGAGTCGGGAGTCAGTGGTATACCGTACAAGGGGGAACGGTATAATGAAAAAATATCAGAATATCAAAAATTTCAGACTTATTGACGCGCCCGTAAACAGGGATAAAACTCAGGCTGAAATAAATATAGGTGCATATTTTCTGAAGTCGGACGATGGACAGGACTGGTATGAGTGTCAGTCATTATTTTCTGATGATACTGCAAAAATAATGTACGACCATGAAGGGGTTATCTGGGGTGTCGTTAATAAGCCAGTCCCGCAACGTGGCAACACATATTCTGTATCAATGTTGTGGCCGGTTAATATGTCTGTTGCGGAAATAGACGCTGCTGACTGCCCTGATGATTGCCGTGGTGATGGTACGTGGTTATATCAGGACGGTAAAGTCGTTCAACGGGGTTATTCTCCGGAAGAGCTGCGTAAAAATGCCGAGGCTGAAAAAATTCGTCGCCTTTTTGAAGCTGAATCAGCCATCGCACCACTGGCGCGGGCAGTAAAACTAAAAATTGCCACAGATGAAGAGATTAAACGGCTTGAAGCATGGGAACTCTACAGCGTAATGGTAAACCGGGTGGATACATCTGCGCCTGACTGGCCGGATATACCACGCTAAATATTCAGGTGGGTTTATTACCCGCCTTTTCTTTTTCCTGTCGTTGTGCCATCAACCTGACAGCCGGTACAAATAGCCCCCTCTTGTGTACTGACCTGAAAATATACTCACCCCTTAACCACGGAGTTAACCGGATGAGTGATTTTCACCACGGCACGCAGGTCATCGAAATTAATGACGGTACGCGTGTCATTTCCACAGTAGCGACTGCAGTCGTTGGCATGGTCTGTACAGCCAGTGATGCAGATGCCACGCTGTTTCCCCTCAATGAGCCGGTGCTGATTACCAATGTGCAAAGCGCCATTGCGAAAGCCGGTAAAAAAGGCACGCTGGCTGCATCACTGCAGGCCATCGCAGACCAGTCAAAACCCGTCACTGTTGTTGTACGTGTTGAGGATGGAACCGGCGATGACGAGGAAGCTGCGCTCGCACAGACTGTTTCCAACATTATCGGAGGTACGGATGAGAACGGTAAATACACCGGTATCAAGGCTCTCCTGACTGCTCAGGCCGTCACCGGCGTCAAGCCGCGTATTCTTGGGGTGCCGGGGCTGGATACTAAAGAGGTCGTGGTCGCGCTTGCGTCGGCTGCCATTAAGTTACGTGCATTTGCTTACGTCAGCGCGTGGGGATGTAAGACTATTTCCGAAGCGATGGAATATCGTAAAAATTTCAGCCAGCGCGAGCTGATGGTTATCTGGCCTGATTTCCTCGCGTGGGACACCGTCAAAAATACCACCGCAACGGCTTACGCCACTGCGCGTGCACTCGGCCTGCGTGCTTACATCGACCAGACTGTCGGCTGGCACAAAACCCTGTCTAACGTTGGTGTACAGGGCGTTACCGGCATCAGCGCCTCAGTGTTCTGGGATTTGCAGGCATCCGGCACCGATGCTGACCTGCTCAACGAGGCCGGGGTTACAACGCTGGTACGCAAGGACGGTTTCCGCTTCTGGGGTAACCGCACCTGCTCGGATGACCCGCTTTTTCTGTTTGAGAACTACACCCGCACCGCGCAGGTACTGGCCGACACGATGGCGGAGGCGCACATGTGGGCGGTCGACAAGCCCATTACCGCCACGCTCATTCGTGACATTGTTGACGGCATTAACGCCAAATTCCGCGAGCTGAAATCAAACGGCTACATCGTGGAGGGTAAATGCTGGTTCGATGAGGAATCGAACGACAAGGAAACCCTCAAGGCCGGGAAACTGTATATCGACTACGACTATACACCGGTTCCGCCACTGGAGAGCCTGACCCTGCGCCAGCGTATCACCGATAAATATCTGGTGAATCTGGCTGAATCGGTCAACAGCTAAGGAGCCTGAAATAACATGGCACTACCCCGTAAACTCAAATATCTGAATATGTTCAATGACGGCCTCAGCTACATGGGTGTTGTTGAATCCGTGACGCTGCCGAAACTGACCCGCAAGCTCGAAAACTATCGCGGCGGCGGTATGAATGGCGCGGCAGCGATTGACCTCGGCCTCGACGATGATGCGCTCACCGTCGAATGGTCTGTCGGTGGCCTGCCTGATGTGGCGCTGTGGGCGCAGTACGCCGCCCCGGGTACTGATGCTGTGCCGCTGCGTTTTGCCGGTTCTTACCAGCGCGACGACACCGGCGAAATCGTGGCGGTCGAGGTGGTCATGCGTGGCCGTCATAAAGAAATCGACGGCGGCGAGAATAAGCAGGGTGAAAACACCTCGACCAAACTGTCGACTGTCTGCACCTACTACCGCCTCACGATTGATGGCAGCGACGTCATCGAAATCGACACCGTCAACATGATTGAGAAGGTGAACGGCGTCGACCGTCTGGAGCAGCACCGCCGCGCAATCGGGCTGTAATTCCCTGACCGGTCAGCACTGCTGGCCGGTTATTAACCCCATTCAGAACAGAGAAAAACATCATGGCAAAAGCACCACGTAAAACCGCTGAATTTATTGATACGGCTGGCAATGAAATTGACACCGTGAATCCGAATGTCGTGACCCTGGACAAACCAATTAAGCGCGCCGGTCAGACGATTGATAAAGTCACCCTGATTGAGCCGAACGCCGGTACCCTGCGCGGCGTCAGTCTGGCAGCGGTGGCGCAGTCCGAAGTCGACGCCCTGATTAAGGTGCTGCCCCGCATGACCTACCCCGCGCTCACCGCGCAGGAGCTTACCGCGATGAACCTGCCCGATATGTTGTCGCTGGCCGCTAAGGTGATTGGTTTTTTGTCACCGGCTTCGGCGGAATAGACTTCCCGCCAGACCTGTCGACTGATGACCTGATGGCGGATATCGCAGTGATATTCCACTGGCCGCCATCAGAACTCTGTTCCCTGAGCCTGAGCGAGCTCATCACATGGCGCGAAAAGGCGCTGCAGCGTAGCGGAAACCACAATGAGTAATAACCTGAGGCTTGAGGTATTGCTGAAAGCGGTCGACCAGGCGACCCGACCGCTTAAATCTATCCAGACCGCGAGTAAAATCCTGTCGGGTGATATTCGCAACACGCAAAAGGGTCTGCGCGACCTGAACGGTCAGGCGTCGAAAATCGACGGCTTTCGTAAGGCAAGCGCGCAACTGGCCGTAACTGGTCAGGCGCTTGACAAGGCGAAGCGTGAAGCCGGTGAGCTGGCTGTGCAGTTTAAAAACACCACCAGTCCGACCCGCGCGCAGGCGCAGGCGCTCGACGCGGCAAAGCGTGCCGCCTCTGAGCTGCAGACGAAATATAACAGCCTGAGAACATCGGTACAGCGCCAGCGCTCCGAGCTGATGCAGGCTGGTATTAATACCCGTACCCTGTCTGCCGATGAGCGTCGACTCAAAACTTCCATCAGCGAAACGACGGCGCAGCTTAACCGCCAGCGTGATGCACTGGCGCGCGTCAGTGCGCAGCAGGCGAAATTAAGCCGGGTGAAAGAACGATATAAATCAGGTAAAGAGCTTGCCGGTAACATGGCCGCAGCAGGCGCTGCCGGGGTAGGTATTGCGACAGCGGGAACGATGGCCGGGGTTAAATTGCTGATGCCCGGTTATGACTTTGCGCAGAAAAATTCCGAGCTGCAGGCTGTGCTCGGGGTCGAAAAGCAGTCGCCAGAAATGCAGGCGCTGCGCAAACAGGCGCGCCAGCTCGGCGACAATACTGCCGCCTCTGCTGACGATGCTGCCAGTGCGCAGATTATCATTGCAAAAGGTGGTGGTGATGCCGCCGCGATTCAGGCAACAACGCCAGTCACTCTGAATATGGCGCTTGCTAACCGTCGCACAATGGAAGAAAACGCCGCGTTACTGATGGGGATGAAATCCGCTTTCCAGCTCTCAAATGACAAGGTGGCACACATCGGCGACGTGTTGTCGACGGTGATGAACAAAACCGCCGCCGACTTTGACGGCCTCAGTGATGCAATGACCTATGCCGCGCCGGTGGCAAAAAACGCCGGTGTCAGTATTGAAGAAACCGCTGCAATGGTGGGCGCTCTGCATGATGCAAAAATTACAGGCTCGATGGCCGGTACCGGAAGCCGTGCAGTATTAAGTCGCCTGCAGGCTCCAACCGGCAAAGCATGGGATGCCCTCAAAGAGCTGGGCGTCAAAACCTCAGACAGCAAAGGCAATACGCGCCCGATATTTACCATCCTGAAAGAAATGCAGGCCAGCTTTAAGCGCAACAATCTTGGAACCGGGCAGCAAGCCGAATACATGAAAACGATATTCGGTGAGGAAGCCAGCTCATCGGCTAATGTGCTGATGGCGGCAGCGGCCAGCGGCAAGCTCGACCAGCTAACCGCCGCGTTGAAAGCGTCAGACGGCAAAACCGAGGAACTGGTTAAGGTTATGCAGGATAACCTCGGCGGCGACTTTAAAGAGTTCCAGTCTGCTTATGAGGCAATCGGTACCGACCTTTTTGACCAGCAAGAGGGCTCGTTGCGTAAACTCACCCAAACAGCCACGCAATACGTGTTAAAGCTCGACGACTGGATCCAGAAAAATAAGGGACTCGCGGAAACTATCGGCATTATTGCCGGTGGCGCACTTGCTCTGATTGGCATCATCGGCGGCATTGGTCTTGTGGCGTGGCCGGTAGTTATGGGGATTAACGCCATCATTGCCGCTGCTGGCGTTATGGGTACGGTCTTTACTGTTTCCGGCAGCGCCATTGTGACAGCTCTCGGTGCGATTACCTGGCCGATTATGGCTGTGGGGGCGGCGATTGTGGCTGGTGCGCTACTCATCCGTAAATACTGGGAGCCCATCAGCGCATTTTTCTCGGGGGTGATTGAGGGCATCATGAGTGCTTTTGCTCCGGTCGGGGAAATATTTACGCCACTGGCACCCATTTTTGACGGACTCGGTGAGAAGCTGCGCGGAGTCTGGCAATGGTTTAAAGACCTGATTGCACCGGTGAAGGCCACACAGGAGACGCTCGATAGCTGCAAAAATGTCGGCGTTATATTTGGTCAGGCACTGGCTTCGGCCTTGATGGCTCCGCTCAATGTTTTTAACAAGCTGCGCAGCGGTGTCGACTGGCTTCTCGAAAAGCTCGGCATTATCAACAAAGAGTCAGGCAACATCGACCAGGCCGCCGCCAGAACCAACGCCGCCATGCAGGGTAATTCCTATATCCCGGCAACCAGCACATATGGCGGCTATCAGGCTTATCAGCCCGTTACCGCACCGGCGGGGCGCTCTTACATTGACCAGAGCAAAAGCGAATACAACATCACTCTGCCGGGTGGTGTTGCGCCGGGGCATCAGCTTGACCGCCAATTACGCGACACGCTCGAACAGATTGAACGTGATAAACGTGCGCGCCAGCGTGCCAGTATGACCCACGATTTCTGAGGAAGGATAAAACGATGATGCTTGCGCTGGGAATGTTTGTTTTTGAACTCCGTACTCTGCCTTATCAGTCAATGCAGCATTCGAAAGATTACCGCTGGGCGTCTAATGACCGGGTAGGTAAACCGCCTGCATATCAGTTTCTCGGCGAGGGGGAAACCTCAATACAGCTTGCCGGTACACTTTACCCTGCCATTACCGGCGGTCATATATCCCTGCTGGCTGTGGAACTGATGGCCGATGAGGGCAGGGCGTGGCCGCTGATTGAGGGGACTGGCAAAATCCTCGGGATGTATATCATCGATAAGGTGTCGACCACGCACGCCGAGTTTTTCAGCGATGGCGCGGCAAGAAAGATTGATTTCACGCTTTCGCTAAAACGGGTCGATGAATCACTGACGGCAATGTTTGGCGACCTGAATAAACAGGCGAGCGAGCTTCTCGGCTCTGCCGGTAATCTGACCGATAAGCTGCAGGGTGCGCTCGGAGGGCTGACCACATGATTACGGGCATGACCATTGACGCCGGTGCCAGTCTTGCACCGGCATTTATGCTAACGCTGAACAGCCAGGACATTACCAGCAATTTTAGTGACCGGCTGATTTCTCTCACCATGACCGACAACCGGGGTTTTGAGGCTGACCAGCTCGACATTGAGCTCGACGATACCGACGGAAAAGTCGAGTTACCCCTGCGCGGGGCGGTGCTGACGCTGTGGCTTGGCTGGCAGGGTTCGGCGCTATTGAATAAAGGTGATTTTACGGTCGATGAGATTGAGCACCGGGGCGCGCCTGATACCCTGACCATCCGGGCGCGTAGTGCAGACTTTCGCGGAACGCTCAATTCACGACGTGAAGAATCATGGCACGATACCACCCTCGGTGAGCTGGTCAGCACCATTGCAAAGCGTAACAAACTGACGGCCAGCGTCGCGGATTCGCTGAAACAAATCCCGGTACCGCATATCGACCAGTCGCAGGAATCCGACGCGGTATTTCTTACCCGGCTGGCTGACCGAAACGGAGCGACTGTATCGGTTAAAGCGGGAAAACTACTGTTTCTGAAAGCCGGTAGTGCGCTGACGGCCAGCGGTAAGCCCATTCCACAAATGACGCTGACCCGCAGTGACGGCGACCGTCATCAGTTTGCCATTGCCGACCGCGGAGCTTATACCGGTGTAACAGCTAAATGGTTGCACACCAAAGACCCGAAGCCGCAAAAACAGAAAGTGACGCTGAAACGCCAGCCAAAAGAGAAGCACCTTCGCGCACTGGAACACCCGAAAGCAAAGCCGGTCAGCAAAAAGACGAAGTCCAGAAAAGAGCCGGAGGCTCGTGAAGGTGAGTATATGGTCGGTGAGGCAGATAACGTGCTGGCACTGACGACGGTCTACGCTTCCAGAACGCAGGCGATGCGCGCCGCTCAGGCTAAGTGGGATAAGCTGCAGCGAGGCGTTGCGGAGTTTTCAATTACGCTGGCGCTTGGTAGGGCTGATTTATTCCCTGAGACACCGGTGCGCGTGTCAGGCTTTAAGCGCGTCATAGACGAGCAATCTTGGTTAATCAGTAAGGTGACTCACAATATGAATAATAGTGGCTTCACGACGGGCTTAGAGCTTGAGGTTAAACTCTCTGATGTGGAGTACAGTGCGGAATCGGATGATGAATAAAATCTATTCACAAAAAGTGAATTAGTGATTATTATTGGTTCACGAATTGAGAATGAGAGGTGGGTTATGTTTCATTGTCCGAAGTGCCATCATGCCGCACATGCGCGAACAAGCCGCTATCTAACCGAAAATACGAAAGAGCGCTACCACCAGTGCCAGAATATCAACTGCAGTTGTACGTTTATGACAATGGAAACGATAGAACGCTTTATTGTTACTCCGGGATCCATCGACCCGGCACCGCCGCACCCGACTGTTGGTGGTCAGCGACCATTGTGGCTCTGA